CTCACCGTCGGCATGTTAACTGGCGGAAATCAGGATGTTTTGCTCGGTGTTTACGACAGCGAGAAGGCCTGTAAAGACGCAGCCGTTGAGCAAGGCATTCAGGGTGATTGTTATCCACTGAAGGGCGTTTTAGAAGAGCACCCTGCCGCATTCACAGCACATATGTAGGAGGTGCAATGCAGAAGAAATGCGCGTACTGCCGCAAACCGATCGAGGAAGGCACTGAAGTAAGAATGACCATCCTCATCATTCATGGTTCGCAGCTGGCGCCACGAGAAAGAACGTATTGCTCTAAGAAGTGCGGTCAGTACGACCAAATGGCCAACGAGGCATAACGTAAAACCCGCCGAAGCGGGCTGTACGTCCGGTGACACCGACCAAAGTTCCACCGGAAATTACCAAAAACCAATGAACACCCAATGGGCGCTAGCAATGGCCCGTGGATTCTAACATCCAAAATCGAGGCAACGACATGGAATTTTTTAATCTGATAAGGGCCACTCAAAAATCAGGTAAGCCAGACGGCGTTATCTGGCGCACCGCAAAATCTGAAGCTCGCGCTAACCTGCAGCTCGAAGTAGATCTGGAAGATGCGGGAATCGAAACGGGCCGTGGCCATGACTACAATAAGCCGATCCGCACCGACCTCCCGGTATTTAACGACCTGCCGGCGGAAGGCGTCCTTGATTTCGAATGGTGCAACCGTTACGAACTCGCCGACGACCAGCGCACCTGGCAGTTGAAGGCGGGCGCAGTTCCTGCCGACGAATTCCACCAGGAAGAAGAGAGCCGGGACAACGGGACTGTCATCGTGGATGGTATCGACACATCGACAGGTGAAGTTCTGGTTGGTCAGTCCAGCGCCGGTAATGCCGATATCACTGAAGACGACGATCAAAATACACTTTATCCGGTCGTGAAACTTCGCAGACCACAACTCATTATCTCTCAGTTCATCAGCAACGCTGTTGCTCACCATGTCACTCAGAGGCAGCGTATCCAAATCGGCGCGCTGGAAATGGATACTGACAACAACTACATCCAGAACCTGTTGCTGGCTACGCGGAGCATTCCTGAGATCGACGAACTCACGACAGCCAATCTCTGGAAATTAACCGACGCTGTTAAAAAGGTCTTTCCCGAAGATAAGCGGACTGAGCTCGGCTTGTTGCTTAATTTCCTGAAAGTCTGGATAGAAACCCCGCATATTGACCGCGGCATTTTGGTCAAAGAGTGGGCTGGCGGGAATCGTATTTCAAGGGTTCAAAAGCAAGAGACACAAACCACTACTGAATCCCCACGCTACAAACGTGCTGTAACTCAGAGCATGGCGAATCTTGGCATTGAGATCGCCATTGCTCAACTTTATCCCGATGCCGAACCGGGAAAAATTAGCCGCCCCCAGCTCATTGGAGCGAAGGACCTGGTAGACCGGAAAGAGGATATTCACGTAAAAGCGCTGAAGATCCTCGGCAAAACCACCGACATTCTCGACTACGACGCTCACAGCATTTTCGGTGTCACCCGAGCCATTAAATGGAACAGTGAGGAAGATACCTCAGAACTGCGGGCGATGGTTCGCAACTGGTTTACCGAAAATGGCATCTATGAAAATGGTGAACCCTCTAAAGGTTATCCGGAATGGAATGATGCCCCCCGAGGGTCCGCCCATTCAAGCGCAGATACAAAGACCTTCGATGATGTTGATAAACAGACGACCACAGAACACGGTGAGTTTGGCGAGGTCGTTAGCCACCCGACGGATCCAAATGTGGTCTCAGCAGAGCTGGCGAAAGCAGAACAACCGCAAGTCGCCAATCTCGGAGCTGGCGTGTTCTCCATCGAAGGCCTGATGGACACTCCTGCCCCAACAAACGCTAAAGAAGAGGCCACCAGCAATGTGCAGATGGAAGCGGCTCAGCCGGTCAAAGTCGAAGTTGAAAATGCGATATCAGCAGGCGAAAGCGCTGATGCAGCTGCTGCGCAAACAGATGCCGTAACCCCGGCGGAAGCACAGCCTGAACTCAGCGCGACCGCCGAAGAGTTAAAGGTGGAGTGGCCGGAATACTTCGAGCCAGGGCGCTATGAAGGTCTGCCGAACGAGGTTTATCACGCAGCCAACGGTACCAGCTCCACGATGGTCAAGGATGCTCGAGTATCCCTGATGTATTTCGATGCACGCCACGTATCCAAAACCATTCAGAAAGTGCGCTCCCCGGTATTGGATATGGGCAACCTTGTGCATGCACTGGCGCTGCAGCCTGACGACATGGACAAAGAGTTCAGCGTCGAGCCCGAAATCCCTGAAGGTGCGTTCACTACCACCGCGACGATCCGCTCTTTTATCGATGAGTACAACGCTACCCTGCCGACACTGTTGAGCAGTGACGATATCAAAGCATTGCTGGATGCACATAACGCCACCCTGCCCGCGCCGTTCCCGCTTGGGGCATCCGTTGACGAATCCTATGCGTCATATGAGCAACTACCGGAAGAGTTCCAGCGCATCGAGAATGGGACTAAGCATACTGCTACGGCAATGAAGGCCTGCATCAAAGAATACAACGCCACCCTGCCCGCGCCGGTTAAAACCAGCGGCAGCCGCGACGCATTGCTGGAACAGCTGGCAATCATTAATCCTGACCTGGTCGCACAGGAAGCCCAGAAGCCGCAGCCGCTGAAAGTCTCCGGCACCAAAACGGATCTCATTCAGATTGTGAAATCCGTTAATGCTGATGCGGTATTCGCCGACGAATTGCTGGATGCCTGGCGCGAGAACCCGGAAGGAAAAGTGCTGGTTACCCGTCAGCAGCTAAGCACTGCGCTGGCCATTCAGAAAGCACTGTTGAATCATCCGACCGCCGGCAAGTTGCTGACACACCCGAGCCGCGCCGTCGAGGTGAGCTATTTCGGTATTGATGAAGAGACTGGCCTGGAAATCCGCGTGCGCCCTGACCTTGAGATCGACATGGGAGGCCTGCGCATTGGTGCAGACCTGAAGACCATCAGCATGTGGAATATCAAACAGGAAGGCCTGCGCGCCAAACTGCACCGGGAAATCATCGAGCGCGACTACCACCTGAGCGCAGCAATGTACTGCGAAACCGCAGCCCTCGATCAGTTCTTCTGGATTTTCGTCAACAAAGACGAGAACTACCACTGGATCGCCATCATCGAGGCATCAGAAGAGCTGCTGGAACTCGGCATGCTGGAATATCGCAAAGCGATGCGCGCCATAGCTCACGGTTTCGACACAGGCGAGTGGCCGGCGCCAATTACCGAAGACTACGCCGAAGAGCTCAACGATTTTGATGTGCGCCGTCTCGAAGCGCTGCGCGTACAGGCTTAAGGGGGAAATAACTATGTCCAATTTGATGACTACGACTGACAACCAGACCCAGAAAATCGACAACATTTCTATTCTGACGAATGGCGAATTATTCAACCGCCTCCTGAAAATCTCTGAGGTGATGGCAAACAGCGGTAATTTCGTTCCTGAACATTACCGCGGCAAGCCTGATTCCTGCATGGCAGTCGTTATGCAGGCTGCGCGCTGGGGAATGGATCCTTTCGCTGTAGCGCAAAAGACTTTCATCGTTGGTAACTCCGGTGTGCTTGGTTATGAAGCGCAACTAGTTAATGCAGTGATCAACACCATGGCTCCGACAAAAGACCGTATTCACTTTGAATGGTTTGGCGCATGGGAAAATATCGTCGGACGCTTCGTCGAGAAGACAAGCAGCCAGAACAAGAAGTACATCGCTCCGGGCTGGAATTTGAAAGATGAAGCTGGCGTGGGCGTTCGCGCCTGGGCAACCCTCAAAGGAGAATCAGAACCTCGCGAGCTTGTCCTGATGCTTTCGCAGGCACAAGTCCGCAATTCTACTCTGTGGGCGACTGACCCCCGCCAGCAACTGGCCTATCTCGCCGTTAAACGTTGGGCGCGACTGTACTGCCCAGATGTGATCCTCGGGGTCTATACCGCCGACGAAATTGACGAGCGCGAAGAGAAGGTAATAAACCCCACTCAGGCTGAAAAAATCACGCTGAATGAGATCACCAGCACGGTAGGTGCTACGGCCAGTGCGCAGGAGTCGGGAACTAACGTTGATACTGCTGCCGACGAAATACGCGATCGTATTGATGCAGCAAGCTCCGTTGATCAGGCCAAAGCTATCCGTGCAGATATCGAGTCACAGAAAACCTTGCTTGGTACTGCTCTGTTCACTGAATTGAAAAATAAGGCAGTGAAGCGCTACTACCTGGTCGATGCTCGCAACAAGGTTGAAGCCGCGATTAATTCCGTTCCTAACCCCGGCGAACCGGAGGCGGAAGAAATATTTGCTAAAGCGGAAGGCACACTCGCCGCCGCGAAACGCCATCTCGGTGATGAACTATATGACCAGTTCCGCATCACTCTGGACGACATGAAACCGGAATACGTGGGCTAAGGGAGGCGGGAGGGTTCGCCCTCCCGGTAACGTAATGTTAAGAGAAAAGTCTACCAAACATCCGGCCATCCGTTACCACGGCGGTAAATTTCG